CCGAAGCACGCTGCGCCAATGGCAACACCTGTCGCTACAATAATTGCTGACCAACCTAACATTTTCCCGACTTTATCGGCGCCTTCTTTACTCATTTTCCCACCTACCTTAACTTGATGTTTTGGTGTATACTTAATCAAAATTGCTCCTTAGTTGGTTAAACTTGGAATAAGGGGTAAATAAAAAACCCCGAAGTGCTGCTAACGCTTCGGGGTTTGTTTTTTTTTCCGATTGCGTTGTGAAATCATAACAATGCTAATTTTCTGTGTAACGTGGAAGAACTTCCACACGCTTGCTTTGTTAAATGTATTTTCACAACTTAATGGCTAAATTTCTTTTAAACTGCTTTAAAGCTTTTTAAGCTACCTCTTCAAATTCACAAGTAAATATTGTGTGTGTTTTTCCCACTTGTCGAGGAAATTTAGTACATACAACCTTTACTAACTCGCTACCAAGTGCCACGTCCTTAAAATAAAAGGCACGAACTCCGCCGTGTTCTTTCATAAAGTTGCGGAATTGTGCCGATTCTTTGTTTTTGATCTTGTAGGTGATGGAATACTTACGCAGTAGCGTATTTATACCATCCTCCATTCGTTGCTGATAGCCGTTGCCATAATTCAGCAATTTTCGTCGTGGTTCTTCTTCCACGGTATAACCTGGTTGCGGACACCACGACAGCGTTTTTAATGCCATATTGACCACCTATGCGAGCAAGCCACCAGGGCGACGTTGCTTGTTCAATTCTTCAAGGACATTAGCCCGAATTGCCATCGCAAGCTCTTTGCCTTGTGCTGTTTTTTGTTCCATTGTAATTTCTTCGTTACCGCTATGATCAATGTTGATTGTAATCGATACTTCATTACTTTGGGCATTGTTACTACTATTGAATAACCCATCATAATTGCCTGACTTGCCACCAACGTGACCACCATTGGCGAATTTTGGTAAACGTCTTTGGTTAAGAGCGTTTAAAAATCCCACGCCATAATGATCTACGGTGCGAGATGTCATCACAAATTCGTTATTGGATAATCGAGCAAGAATTGAATCGCTTGTTCCTGTCCCTGGTCCTTGAACGTGGCCACCTTTCGCAAAGGCAACACTAGTAATCTGAGAAATAACATTTGCGCCAGCTGCTGCAACTGCCGCCATATTCGCAAATTTTTGTGCTGGCGTAAGTGCAGTTGTATCAGCCATCGCCTGAGCAATTGCCTGTGATAGTTTTACACTAGCTTCGGCAATAGCAAATGCTTTGGATACAGTAAACATTGCCTTATAAGCAGCTGACTGTTTACCTGCTGATTGCTCAACCGTTGATGTAAGAACATCAAATGCACCGCCAAGATCACTAAGTCCAGTCGCATATTCAGCCATTTCTTTTTGCCAACGGTCATTTTCATAACGTGAAATAATTTGCTGTTTACGTTTTTGGAACTCTTCTTCGTTCATCAGCTTCTGATCATAAAATGCTTGGAGTTGGGCTAATTCTTGGGATTGCTGATTTTTCAAATCCTGTTCAGAATCATACATTCCACGCACTTGATCTATCGGGCTAATAGCTTGTTGCGATTTATTTTGAGCGTAATCAAATTTTAATTGTTGCTCTGCAATTTGATATTCGCTTTCTGTTAATTGACCAGCCTTACGCAATTCGGCAATAGCAGATAATTCATCTTTTAAATTTGCTGAAAGTAGTTTTTCAGGAGCATATTTACCAGCTAACTCTAAACGTTCTTTCGCAAAACGTTGTGTGATGGCTGTTTTAGCTGTCTCATATTCTGTATGAGAAACTACGCCTTTTTTCATATGCTCTTCAAGTCGTTGAAACATTCTAGTTTCTTCGAGATTTATTTCATTTAAACTAGAACCGCTTTTTTGGCGTAATTCATCGTAAAATGATAACCAAGTATCACGAGCGTTTTCGCCACTGGTCTTTGATGTTTTCTTTTCTTTCTTCGGTTTGGTTACGGCTTCTTGTTCCTTAATTTTGATTTCAACCGCTTTAACTTTTTCTTCTTGAGCAAACATACCGTCAAGCTTTTTACCCATTTCAAGCATTGTATTTAATTGCTCAGCTGAAAGGTTAATTGCTTTTGCGGCACTTTCTGCTGCTGCAACATCGCCACGAGCAATCGCATTTAACACTTCGGAATACTTCGCACCCGAAGCACCAAGCATATCGTATAGACCTGAAAGAATATAAGAAGCCTTAGCGTGACCTTGGCTTTTTAACGTCAGTATTTCCAAACGTTGCTGAATAGTTTGTGAGCGTTCATTCAGCTTTTTCTGAGCGTCTGCTAAATCTAACACCGCCAAAGCATTATTAGCTGTGGCATCTGAGGCATTATTTAAGCTGTCCTTAACATTTGTGATAATTTGATCGGCTTTTTCTGCACTCACATTGAACAAGGCTAGTTTGGCTTTGACTTCATCAACGGATTTACCTTTATTCAACATTGCTTGGGCAACCGCTTGTAGCATATTGTTGAACACTTTGCTTTTAGCAGAAGCCACTTCGACCGCTTGTTGATATTTCGCCGTCTTTTCTTCCACATCTTGTAAGGTATCAGCAAACCAACCACCACGACGGTTAGAAAATTCAGACGAAATCATAGCTGTTCCGAGTTTCTGAATCTGTTCTTCCTGTTCTTTCATCGCTTCGATCTGCTCGAAGATTTTTGTAGTAAGAATAGCTTCACTTAAACCATCATAGCTTTCTTGAAGCTGATTGTTTGCAGCAGCTACATCAAGTGCTTTGGCTTCTGCATCAGAAGCAGAAAAAGCAAAATAAGCCAATGCACTTGCTGCAATCATTACAACGCCAGCAGGTCCACCTAATAAAGCCATTGCACTTTGTAATCCTCGTGCAGCTGTACCAGCTAAGGTATTTGCTGCGGCTAAATTACGTTTTGCGGTGGCTTCTGCTTCGGTTAATGCAATAACTTGAGCAGTTTGAACCTTTATTTGTTCACGCAAGGCATAGTAAGTTTTTTCAGATTGTGCAACTTTAAGTTTGGCTACAAGACCTGCTAACTCTGCTTGAGCAGTAGTGCGTAATGCAACCGCATTGCCGTAAATAGCTTGCGTTTCTTTGGTTACGGCAATAACGTTTTGGGCGTGATAATAACTTTTCTTAGCGAGTTCAGCGGTATATTTACTAATATGACCAATCGCTAAAGCACCAATAAATAGTCCTGAAACTTTAACAAGCTCTTCGAGGTTATCTGCAACAAATTCAACTCCATCGCCGAGCTTTTGAGTAACACCATAAGTGCTATCAACCTCGCCAACAAATTTCATCATTGAGGTTTCAAGATTAGTAAAAGAGGCTGATAATGTGGTGATGGTTTTATTAAAATCGGAATCCACTGATGACTTAACTTTTTGAAGAGCAGCGATCACTTTGGGGATTTGCAGCTCTCCATTTTTCCCCATATCTTTTAATGCACCTACACTTACTCCTAGACCATCCGCTATCGCTTGCGCAAGTCCTGGTGTTTGTTCCATTACAGAGTTCAGTTCAGCGCCACGTAATTCACCGCTTGCCATTGCTTGCCCAAATTGCATTAACGCTGCTTCTGCAGAAGCGGAACTTGCCCCTGACATCGCAACGGCTTTTGAAACCGTTTCGGTTAATTCTGCCACTTGAGCTTGGCTGATTTTTAATGTTTCTGCATTTTTCGCAAAACGTTGATAAACTTCTGAGGTTGCTCCGACTGCTTGATTGGTTCTTAAAGCAATGTCAAATACAGCTTCGGTTGCTGCAACCATTTCATTTTGACTGTCGGTAACCAAACGCATTCGGTTTTGTAATTCGGTATAGCTATCCGCATATTTCAACGTTTGTGAGGCGGCTGAGGATAAATTACCTGTTGCCCAACCTGCGATATTCGAAAATAAGCCAATATTTGCCGTTTTATTGATTGAGTTTGCTGCACGTTCGATATTATTTAAGTATTCGGTAGTGCGTTCGGAAAATTGTCTTGCTCTACTTTGTGCAGCAGCAAGATTTACTTGAAAATCTTTTGAAAATTTTTGTGATTGGTAGGCCGATTTGCTTAATCCTTGCTGAAATTGAACCGTTTCTAAGTTCAGACTGATATTCAAATTACCAAGCGATGACATATTTCCCCCAATAAAAAAAGCTCGCATTATGCGAGCTTCTCTAAAAATGTGTTAGTTATTTAATAATGACATATTTCACACGCTGTTTTTCTCGTGCCTCTTTTTCTAATACATCATAATGTTTATTCGTTTTGATAATAACCATAATCAAAAGAGCCAAGAAGTACGCAACAAATATCCCGAAAAAGGCGAGAATATAAGTAAAATCAACAGCAAATAACAAGAATAACGCACCTAATGCGATAAGTATTACAAAAAATAATTTTGCCCAAAATTGGATAAAATCACGCATATATTGCCACCTTACTATAAGTTGAAAGTAACCGTTTTCCCTGTTGGTAATTCAACTGATAAATTTAAAATACCGCCCATTGCCTCAATGTAACGCTTAACTGATGATAATTTAATATCATTACCACGTTTTTCAAGAGCAACCACCGATGGTTGAGAAATACTTAATGCTTCCGCCATTTGCTTTTGTGATAGCTCTAACTCTTCACGAATACGGTAAAGTTGCAACTCCATTCGCATATCGTCTGCCATAGCTTTTACTTTTGCTTGTTTTTCAGCTGGAAGATTATTCATCAGATCTTTAAATTTTACGCTCATTTTCTTGCTCCTTGGTAAATTCAGAAAGGTAATCATCATAGGTTTGTTCCGCTAGGGCAATCATCTCTTTGTAAAAGAGTTTTTCTTTCTTGCCTTTTTTATCTCCACCGCATAAGACAATCGCTTGTCTAACAGGATCAAAAATATAAAATAAACGGAATACTGACAATCTAGACTGTACTCGCAATTCTTTTAAATTGGTATATTTAGAACCTTGTAGCGTATCCGCATAAGGTCTGCTTAATTGTGGACCTTCTGTCGATAATAATTCCAATGTCGCATAGATTTTTAATACGTCATCTTCTGCCAGCGTTTTTAACCAGTTCAAAAGTGGGTCTTGTAAAATTACTTCCCATTCTTGTTTCATACAGCTATTACCTTTCCTATTATTCATATAGATTTTAATCTATATAAAATACAGAAGCAATAGAGAATTTAACGATTTGCCAAATAAGTTTCTGAGCCGTCATCTTCCTCTTCAGCAACAGGATTTTTATCGCCAAAGAATGGCATTAAGTCATTCAACGTAGTTGCCTTTTGCTTTGGATCATGATGAATGGCTGCCAATAAGTGTGAAATTTGGGCTGTGCGGTAATCTTCACGCCACAACCCGAAAGGTTGTTCTTCGTAAAACAGCATATATTCTTGGAAATGCGATTCAGGCATTTCTTCGATTTCAGAAAGTGTTTTGCCCAACGCAAGACTGAGCATTAGTTGGAACTTGCGTCGGTCGGTAAGTTTTTTGGTTCTTCTACCATTAACGCACGGCTTAATTCTTCTGACACAGATTTATCTAAGCGTGATAATGCTTCTAAATCTTCCATATTTTCAAAATCAAATAAATTATTGCCGTCAGCATCGCATAAACGTAAAGCAAGATTACGAGCTAAACGATATGGGTCATAAACCTTGCTAAGTTGTTTTACTAATTCTTCTGGATCGTCATAATTTAACTCAATACCTTGTGCTTCCGCTAGTTCGCACATTACTTTTTGCTGACCGTACAAACTACGGTTCATATCGCCTACATTAAATTCACGGATAAAGTATTCAGTATTACCAATTTTGATTTTCTTTAGTTTTGGCTTGTTTTCTGCCAATAATGATTCACGTGTACCAATAGTCATATTATTGCCTCTTGAGAGAGACCGCTTCAATTACAAGCGGTCATATTTGATGAAAAATTTGCAATTATGCAGAAACAGGTAAATGATAATCACGTTTCGATTTTTTAATCGTTACGCCTGATTCAAATTTACCTTTTACTTCACCGCTCCAATTCGGGCTAGTTTGAATGAAGCCTGTGCCATATAAAGAACCTTGTTTGTTTTTCAGTACCATCATCCAAGGGAAGGTTTCTTTAGCGAAGAACTTTTTGCGAAGATCTGACTGCATTGCGGTAGCTGGAGCATAGAAAAAGGTGAGTTTAATTGAACCATATTCAATTTCACCAGCTTCTGTTTCTGTACCTTCTGAGCACATTGTAGTGACATCTTCCTCACCTAGCGTATCACCGTCACCTTCAATATTCTTGATTGCACAGAAGTTTGACGACCATTTCACTGCTGCTACTTTTGCTGTAGTAAAATCAGTGGGCTTATCTTGTGCTGTCCAGTTCACTTCATCAGCAAAAGTTAATGTGTCGGTCGCTACCGTTTTTACAGGGTAATAGCCATCAAGTGAGCCTAAGCCTGTAATTTTTACAAAGTCACCGACCTTAGCTCCGTGACCTGGGGCCGTAATAGTTGGAGCTGGCGAAACTGTACAAGCTGTAATGGCTTTTTCAGTTGTTAAACCAGTACCAATATAGAATTTTGTTCCCTGAAATGGGGTGGTTTGTGTTGCCATATGGTTATTCTCCGTAAGCAATTTGATAAGTAATTACCCGACGATGTAGTTTTGTATCGGGTTCGTAGTCGCTGAAATCATTTACTCGCTCAGCAAAATCAAAGTTTTCTGTTAGGGCAGTAAAAATCGGTTTGCGCAAAGCGAAAATGTCATCAGGATTAGGGCTGTAAATGTCAATCTGTACCGTAAAATCATCAAGATCGCCATCTTCAAGAGCTGAATTAGGCGTGATTGTTGGGAACTGATAAACAAGAACAGGGTATTCCTGGTTGGTGTCAGGAATAACTTCATAAAAACAACGCCCTGAAACCAACGGCTTCAAGGCGTTAAAGAGTTGTTGCTGAATCATTTTTTCGCTTCTCGCAATATGTCATCTCGTAAGGTGGTAATGATTTCTCGTGCTGCTTGCTCCTTTTTAGAAACAAAAGCAGGTTGTAAAAAGGGTTGAGCTGGCATTTTTGACGTACCAAATTCAACGAATCTCCAGTAAAACGGATCATTAGGGTTGTACGCACCACTTTTTCCTGTTCTAGTTTTAAATTCTTCTATTTTCCCTTCTTTCAATTTTCGTACATAAATTTTAGTACGAACTTTACCTGATTTATTTACCTTGGCACTAAGAATAATTGCCTTTTTCAAGGTTCCTCGTTTACGGTATGGTACTTGCTCTTTAAGTAATGGGGCATTTGCTTTTGCTTGGTCTCGAATTATGGCCCCACCTTTTCGCATTGCCTTAATACCAAGTTTATTTTTGGTTTTTAGCCCAAGGTTTTCTAACGCTTGCCCGAGTTCTTTCAAACCTGTTACTTTTACACTTAAATTAGCCATTGAGCTTTTCCTTACACATCAGTTGAAGTGTTTTATTTAGCCCTTGGTAATTGAGTACCGAAACAATTTCATACTGCTTACCGT